GGCGATCTCGACTGACGTGTGTTCAACTCCAGAGAACGCATCTCTGCACCACGCCTTAAATCCGCTGCACATTTCATGAGCCACTGCCTCGTCAGGGTCCTCAAAAAGGGAACCATCAGAGGTTTTATACACCTCAAGCTTGGTGACTTGGTATTCAGCTACAAACCTATCGGGCTCACGTTTCTTGGCTTCCAAAAGCGTAAACAACTTTGTCATCCCAAGTTGGCCCATGCCACGCACAGAGGCCAGTCGCTCTTGGGGAAGATCATCGATTTCCGCCAGCGTTACTTCTTTGCCAAAGCTCCTTATAAGCTTATCACGATAACGGTACTCAAGCTCACAGTCTCGAACCTTGATCTTTGCCAGGTCGGCCATTTTCATCTCCTCAGTGTTTTGCCGGCGTACAGCCGAGCGTCCCTTGCTCCGTCCCAGGCGTCCACACCGGGTAATCTGGTATAGACGCCACCTGTTTCAATGAAGAGTGCGGCGATCACGTAATGGACTCCTCTCGGGGGAACAGACCGCCGAGACGGCCCATCCAGATCGGAATGGACCGGCGGCCCGCCCAAGCGCGAAAGCGGGATAACAGCGGTCGCGGCACCGGGTTGCCTACCAGAGCCCTCTCGCATGGAGAATAGGCATTGAAGCCAACATCCGCAGTGCGGCAGTGGTTGCACCAACAGGTCATGTCCCTATGCTCCCTACAGATTGTTCAGCGCGGGCCGCATCGCCCACCATGAGCGCCGGTCCATTTCACGAAGACCGTAGCGGGCCGACGTGTTCGCCCTGCGAAACTGGAGGACCAAAGCCAGGGTGCGATAACCCCGGTCCATAGCCCGCTTCTGCTGCATCAACGACAAGCACATATCAGTCCCTCACTTTAATCGCAAGGTCGCAGGCGACCGGACGCCATGCTCTCACGATAAATGTCCTTCATCGGAACATCGCTGGAGGTGGCGCGGTCGAAAATCACCTTGGCCGCTTTGTCGGAGGCGGCGCGGGTCGTGAACGCATCGCCATTCTTGATTGTCTGGTAAAGGTTCATGGTGTCCTCCTTATTACCCTTGCGCCCTTGCGCCCTTGCGCCCTTGCGCCCTTGCGCCCTTGCGCCCTTGCGCTATAGATTAGTCTGTGGTCTTGGCGACGCGTTTACTCAGTTGGGAAGTTTGCCCTGGCGGCGCAGCTCAGAGCGATACCAGGCCGGGTAGGACTTCTTCGTCTCAGGAAGGTTGAACTCTTCCTGCAGCTTGGTGAAGACGTCCTTGTTGGCCAGACCCTCGAGGATCAGCTGGCGAGCACGGGCAGAGACCGTGTCCTCGCGGCGAGTGACGCCGTCTCGCTTCACGTCGCGCTTGGTTTTGGCGGTCTTGGCCGGCTCGAGGAACTTCTTCGCGGCGCCGAGCTCGACGCTGAAACCACCCTCGTGGCGCGTGATGAACTTGTTATAGAATTCTTTGGTGACACCGAGCTTGCGCAGCTGGGCGGTGGCGGCGTCGCGGGTCTTGGTGTTGATGGTCTCGACGTTGGTCATGATGCTCTCCTCAGCAGGGTTGGCGCTGTGTGCGTCGTTCATGAGAGCATCTTATCACGCCTAGTGGGCGTGTAAACACATATTTTAAGGGCGGAGCACCTTTGTGGCACCCCGCCCTTAAACCTTAGGCCTTCTTGCGCCGCACTTCTGACCGATACCAACTGGCGTTATAGTGGGCTCGATCGAGTGACATTCCAAAGATCCGACGCAGCTTGCGCTCGAGTTGGTTGTCGGTCTTACCGGCAATGATCATTTCGCGGCAGACACTAGCGATGGTGGGCTTCTTCATAATGACTCTCCTCAGCGTTGAACTAAGGAGATTATAGCACAGAAGCCCGTCTAAGGGCCTCTGTTACAAATACCTATATACGTAATTGCAGGGCTACATATCGATCGAGTCACGGAAGCCCAGGAACACCGGGAAGCGCGGCTTGTCCTTCGAGCCAGTGGGGAAGAACTTGTACTTGGCAACTCGGCCAACTACGGCTCCTGCAGAGAACTTTGCAGGAACCTGCAGCGCTACGTTCAATTGGTGCAATGACCACAGCTCCGCTCTCAACGCGTCATCAAAGCCAGTGCCGATGTCGAACTCGACGCCGGTCTTAAGGTCTCGGACGTGCAGTCCACCCAGCGTCCCTCGGCCTTGCTTGTTAGCCTTGTGGCTGCTGCGTTTCGTGTGGCCAAGCTCGTCCTTTGTCGCCTCGTTAGCATTGTGCATCAGCTCGTAGCAGCCGAGTACGACGGCCTCACTATCCTCAAACCGTTTAAGCTTGAGCAGCCAGCCCTCCTTCTCAGTGCTACGGCCAAACTTATAAGGGCCTGCCGTCGAGCGGATCATGACCCCCTCAAAGCCCTGACCCAGCCACTTAGCTTCCAGCTCCAGCAGCTCGGCCTCGCTGCCAACCTCGACATGCGGGACCGAGACAAGCTCTTGCCGACCGGCGGCGAGCACTCGCTTGCAAACAGTGGTCTGGCGAACGCGGAACCCCTGGTCCTTAACGAGGGTGTCGTCAAAGACGAAGAACCCCACGCCAGGTTCCTCGTCGGCGGACATGACTCCGCTCATAGTCCGGCGGTACACGTTCGGCGCCGTAGGCGCGCCGACGATCAACTCGCCGTCGAGACCCTCATACTGCTTCTTGCCAAAGAGCTTTTGAACGTGGGTGTTAGGGATCTCCTTCAAAGAGCGGCTCATGACCCGGCCGTTGATGATAATCGCCCGGACCCCGTCAAGCTTAGGAGATGCTAGAACGGGGAAAGTCAAGTTCTTGCCATCGGTCTTGCCGGCCAGCATGGGCTTGAATTGTGTCATAGCGCCACCTGTAGCCCAGAGGGCACGGAAGCCAGGGCCTGAGCCTTGTATGTCTTGGCGAAGGCCTTCGCGTCTTTCGTGTCCACGGCGCAGAACGGTATCTCCTTCCCGTCGACGAGCATCATAAAGGTCTCAGTCCTGGGCGGCTTTGAGAGCCACCAGAACGACGGGTTCAGCAAGCAGGTGGTGCTGCGCAGCAATTGCTTCATACGAGACATGATTTGATCTCCTTACCAGGCACGTAGTTACGGTGTAGATGGCAGAGATTGAGTGTCGTAATGCCCCAATCTTGATAGACAGGCTCAAGGCCGTGCCTACGAGCAAAAGACGCGACAGCCTCGTCGAGCTGCGGAGGCTCCACACCTTTGGGGACGTAAAGCGTAAACGACACCATGAGTGTGTCATTGCAGAATTCGTAGTGCTTCAAAATTCGCACTCCTTGAAATAGGGATCTCCGTTAAACACCAGCCCTGCGCCTCGGCAGGTCAATTCGATGCTTGAACCTCTGGTCAAGGTACGGTCATCTTTGAGCTTGACATAGATCGGGATCTCATAAGAGGTTCCATGAAGCACGGCCGTCGTTCCGTAGCTATCGACTACCACGACATCCGTAAGATGCACCAGACGGTGACGGTACAGGGCATCTGCAGCTTGGCGGTCGAGCATGTAACGCCAGGTGACAGCGTCGCCGGTAGCAGTGACCATAGAAACCTCAGCCCCGTGCGCCGGGACCACTAACTGGCCGAGGTAGGCTATCGCTAGGGCGACGGCGACCACAATGAGCCAGGCGATACCGTCAATCAGACTTCGAACAAGCTTTGTTGCCATGGCGCATCTCCATACGACGACGCGGGCGCTCAGTCTGGGTAGGCCGTCCAGCCAAGCGCCCGCGTCAAGACCGAGTTTCGAAGAGGTTACAGAACCTCGCGAACCTTGGCAATCAGAGCCAGGGCCTCAGCCTTCAGCTCTTCGCCCACCGTCTCCAGCTTCGCTTCCAACTCCGCCAGGAACGAGACTGCGGGGTGCTCAGAAACACCCTCGACCGGCTGGTCACCGGCACCACCAGCCTGGGTGTCGGTGCCACCAGCCTGGGTGTCGGTGCCGACAGCCTGGGTGTCGGCACCACCAGCCTGGGTGTCGTCGGTGCCACCAGACTGGGTGTCGTCGGTGCCACGATAAACGCGATCAAACTTCATTGGATACTCTCCTCAGAATGGAGCGGCGACATGCCCTCCTGACTTCTCAAGCCCCGGCAGTTTCCCACCGAGGCTTAAAGAGGTTAACGGCCAAGCAGACCGCGCGTGCTTGCGATCTTTAAAGGTTGGCCAAGCGCAAAGTATGACCGATTTCATCCTCCTATTTAATCGCGGCGCGGTACTTGCGCGATTTACGATGCTGCTTGCGGCGGCGTTTGGCCGTGGCACAGGTACACATTATCTTTTTCTCCTACAGCATTTTACGAACACCACCACCCTTAGGCGCTGATCTCCACTTACGGCCATCGTTCAGCCAAGGGCGCTTGGCCTTACGCAGATGATACTCACGATCTAACTCAGCCTGAACCTTTCTATCGGCGTGCGTCAGCTCGTGGTGCTCTCGGCAGTACGCCGACCTGTCCACGGCCTTCTGGTCACAGAAGACTGCCCGACGACCGGAACCGGAAACAATATAGCTGCACTGCGCCATCAGCGCGGGACCTTACAGGAGCCGTTGCACGCCGGGCACGTGATCATGATCGCCGAGAAGCTGACTCGACCTCCCATGGGGACACGCCCGGACCCGCCGCACTCAGGACAATCAACTGGGGCCCCAGCGTGTTCCACCACAATTTTGTAGGCCCGGTTGAATTCCCCAAATTTCACTGGATCACCGCCAGCATCCGGATGCAGTTCCTTGGCCAGGTCTCGCCACCGGGTCTTCAGGTCCTCGAGGGTTACAGTCTCGGGCAGCTCCAGCAAAGCCAGGGCCTGTTGCAACTCAGTCTTCATGGATCCTCCCTCAAGCCTGCGGCACCGCGCTCCGCCCGCCTCACACTTAAGGAGGTGACCCTATGCCTAGTCCCCGTTTGGTCCGCCCCCGCAATTGGAGAACACGACCCGCACTGGACCCCGGCATCTTCGAGGACGGTTGAAGGTCTAAGCTATCGTGAGCTGCACTTCAACCATCCTCAGGTTCAGGTCATTCTCAGCAAGCTGAGGAGCCTGAGCCTAATCAAACCTTTAGCAAGCCTGCGAAGCTTTGGCTGGAGTTTTCCGCCGCGCTTCCCAACCCCAGGAGTCTCGACCCGCTCCCGTGTCACCATTCTCTGGATCGATCGCTGCGAGGACCTTTGGGTATTACGACCTGCGCTCATGGTGCTTCGCAGGCTAGCTAAAGGTGCCAGGTCTTCAGAAGGTCCCAACGGACCCGGCGACGTTGTGTGGCTTACCCGGGGGAGTGGGTGACCTTCCTATTCTTCGTCCAAGACCTCGGCCAGCTTGTTGGCGTACCAGATGGACTTGGAGTTATCCTCGACGTCATCGACCTTCTTGCCCAGACGCCACTGATACTTGATCACGGTGCCGCGAAGAAAGCCGATGAACTGCTCTCGGCCCAGCGCCGCCCGAATGGCGTCGATGCACTCGATCCCGTTGTCCGACTCGGCGTAATGATCGGGATGGTTGACCATGTCCTTCTTGGGAGCCGGAGGGGCCACCGTAGGGCTACGCGCCATGACGAACCTCCTCGAGCAGACCGTTGATCTGCTCCAATAGCTCGCCCTTGTTGTAGGACAGCTCGATCTCTTCGATCGAGACGGACTTCTTGGCCACGTGGGCCGAGGTCATAAGACCATCCCGGGCGAGCTTGGCGGCAGCCTGAGACCCGGCGACCTGGATGTGGGTCTTCCCCTCGTCGTCCTTGGTGTGGACTTTGTAAACGCGCATTGGTTTGACTCCTCAGCAGTCAGGCTGGAAGGACCCAGGCGATTAGGCCCAGGTCCCTGCAGGTCATTCGGCCTTGGCGGCCTCGGTGATGTTCTTGCCCAGCTCGGTCAGAAGCTTCGCGCTTTCCTTGGCGCCGGCTTCCTTGGCTTCGGCGACGGCTTCGGTGATGGTGTCCTTGACGACGGCCAGCAGGCGCTTGGTCTCGGCCTTGACGGCCTTGGCGGTCTCGGCGTCGGCGATCTCCGCGGCCTTGATGACCAGCTGTTCGGCGCGGTCGTCCCCGGTCAACTTGCCGGCCTTGGCGACAAGAGCCTGGATCTTCGAATTTTCGCTCAACGACATTTGGTGCTCTCCTTGATTGGATTTGACATCGGGTGGTCAAAATTCGAGGAGAGGCTTGACGATGTCGTCCGGCTCAGCTCCTCAGCAAGAACGACCCTAACGTGTTTTGAAAGGGCCGTAAACAAATATTTTGCGCTTTTTACTTCAACTGATTTGAGGGACCTGCCACAACTTGGACGTGAAGTCCGATAGAGGCGCCAGCAGTCTTTCCAGCCTCAAAGGCTTCCTTATTCTGGACGTTCACTCGGCCCTTCTTGGCTGCCTCGATCCTCAGATGCCAGTAGTATTCGTTGTCGCTCTGAAGATACCCGCTGAGGCACCGTATGGCCACGAGATAAACACCGCGAGGAGGTTCTTCCTTCATGAGTGAGTTGAAGTAGGCCACCGCCTGGATCTCATTCAACTCAACAGGCTGCTTAAGGGTATTCCAGCCCTTACCAAGCAACTCAAAGGAGTAAGTGCCAGGAGGCAGGTTGTCGAAGTTGGGTCGGAGCTTATTGTATGCCTCGAGTTTTAGGTCATTGGCCCTTTGCTTGGCCTCAATGGCTTCCTTGTTGGCCTCGCGCCACAGCTCTAAGGCCTTGACACAGACACGATCTGCGCAGCCATGCTGGAAGTCAGTCGCGTAGCGGTTGTCGCCCTCGGCATCCTTCTGGGCCTGTCGGCTCAACTTGAGAATAGCTCTAACGACGAACTGGGCAATCAGCTTCGCGGTCTCGGCGTTCGACTGTCGGCCCTTGAAGGTGCTGTGGAAGTGGTTGCGGCGTCCAGACCGGCGTTCGTGGTAGGAGCAGTCATAGAGCTTAGCAATCGAGCAGCAGACCTTCTTAGCCCAGGCGTAGGCAAGGAAGTCATCCTCTCGATGGTCCTTGTTCTCAGTGGAGGCGCCAAGCACATCGACCTCAGTCAAATTGTGTTCAAGCAGCAGCTTCTGGGCCTTCTCCATAGCTACCGAGGCCTCAGCCTCCGTGCACCCGCGCTCTGCCGTCATTTGAAGCAGCTTAGCAATCTTGGCTTTGATCGAGTCAGACATGGCTTAAACCTTCTTCACAAAATGTGGATATGCCGCAAGAACCAAATTGACCATTTCCTTGGCCTCGGCGAGAGTAAAAGCTCTCTGTTTCAGGGTCCTCCAGCACCACGGAGTTATAGAATGGTCGGCGATCTTGATGACAATCTGAGAATGAGAACCTGTCTTGACGTGTGCAGGAACGTATTCGTCATTGCAGATGAGACAGGCCGCCGTCGAGCCATCTTCATATACGGCGCTTGGCCAGGATCGCCCTGAGAACGACCGGTACGTGCCCGTAGGAACCTCTGCAACTTTCCACTTGATCTTGGCCATAATAAGATGCTCCTCAGCGTTGTTCTGAAGAGCATCCTATCACCAGCTAGTTGGTCTGTAAACAGGTATTTACCGCTCGGCGATTACGAAGCGCAGTTGAAAGCCGAGCTCTGAGACCTTGGCCAATACGTCTCGGTGCACGATCTTTACACGGCCGTCGCTAAACCGAAACCTGGTGTACGGTAGGTCTCCTAGACCCTCATGGCCTTTGGGCACTCGGTGTTCTGTCGTTAACAGCGACATTGAGACAATCCGCCAGGCCGTGTTCTTTTTGATGAACCGCTGCGCCTTGACTTCAGCGGAAAGTTTCTGAAAACTCATGACAATCCTCCATCCCGCAACAGCGACTTGACCGCGATGAGCTTCGTGGTAGGCGTGCCGACGGCGTTGATCGCCGCACCGATGTTCTGGAGGACCTTTGCCTGGGACTCGACTTGGGCTCGTAAGGCATCGACGAGTCCTGACACAGCCACAACCGAGTCCTTGTGGCCATAGATGACGACCGTAGCACAGGCGTGAGCGTCGCTAAGTTGGATGCCGGCTTGGTGGATCAGAGACGTATTTGTGAACAGCCCAGCGGCCCATTTGGCATTCTCAAGCTCAAACGAAAGCTTGAGCATGGCACTGTCCTGCTCGTTGATACGCTTTTGGAGCTCTGCTCTTTCTGCCTTGAGCGCGTAGACGCAGCTTTGGGTACTCTTTTCGGTATCTGCCATCTCTAGGACTGTCTTTGACAGAGCCCGATTACACTCACGCAAGTTGTGCAGTTCATGGATGGGATGATTGTCCAGAGTAGCTCTGTCCTGAAAGCCTTGGTAGACCATCGGGCTCGTCTCTAACTGAGACTTGAGCTTGTTGATCTCGGCCTTCATCTGATCTTGCTGCCGTGATTGGGACAGAAGATCACTCAGGCGGCCGGTATAACACCCATGAACTCGGGAGCCATAGCGCGACGCGTCCCAGGTGTGGGCTAACCACTTGGCCTCGTGCTGGTCAGTCCACGCAAGAATTCTGTTTTCGGCAGCCGCGTAATCGAAGCCCGCCAAAGCCGGTTTGCGGACGCTGGACATCTCCCAGCATGCGTCGAAGAATGGGTTCTTCGGTGCAGCCGACGGCGCGATCTGGCAACGGCACCGAGGGTGAACGACGTCCCAAAACGTCGACTTTCCGGGTGCCCGAGAAGCTACAGTGCGCGGGACCTTTAACTCAAGGTTCTGGGCCTTAACCCGCCGGAGCTTCCGCTTCAGCTTTTTAACGTCACTCATTTTTCATTCTCCTCTAGGTCTCTCGGTGTGGGAGCCGGAGCCGGATTGGCCAGCTCATAGGCAAGGCGATGGACAACCACCTGGGTTTGAGCAAGTTGCGCAGGCCAGGCAAGCACGATGCCCATCAACTCATCGTCGCTCAGGACGACGCCTGTGAGCTGCTCAGTGTGACGAGCAACCTCGTAACCGACACCGAGATGGTAGGCCAGTAACATCAAAAGAATGCGGATCATCGAGACCTCCTCTTGGGGTGAACGATGGCGTAGAGGCGATGTCCAGCCAGGTCATGGTTCATTTGAACCCAATCCGAGAAACCGTCGACACAATAGAAACTGCGTCCGCGGCCCGCGCGCACCCAAACCGCACAGGGACGCCCCGTGTTAACAACACTCCCGATGGCGCACGACATGGCCCTGTTTGAGCTTGAAGAGACACAGAAGCTCATAACGCGCCCTCCTGGCTAACAGTCCAGTCAAGCTGGTCCCTGAATTCCCACCAGGTTCCATCGGCGTGGCGGTCAGCTAAGCGCACGGGCGCGCTGCAGTAGAAGCCAGAGTATCGGCCACGGGCATGCTCGAGGCCGAAAACCACAGCCGCCCAGAACTCCCAACCTGTTTGGATGCCAATCATAACGAGACCCTCCGCGCCCAGACCCAGACACCCTTGCGGTTCTGCTTAAACTCAAGGTCACACGGACCCATGCCCCAAGTGAGACAGACCGAAGCAAACTTCTGCCAGAATTCATTAGACCTCATTGCCATGACGACCTCCCTCGATCACCATCGGCCAAACATGTCGTTCGCGCAACACGGTCGTCATCACTCTGATCCTCAGAGCAAACTCAGCTCGAGCCGAAGGAGAGCCATGGTGGGCATTCGCCAGCATGTACTGCTGCGTGACGTGTAGAAAGGCAAACAGCTCACTGTTCGTTGCCCGTTGAAGGCCTTGAGTGAGCTTGGCTCGTTCGTGGAATTCGATGTCTGACACTTGGAGCTCCTCAGCAAGGATTTGATAAAGCATCTTAGCTCTCACAGGTGGCTTTGTAAACCGCTATTTTATCTGCCTCGAAGTCTTTTAATCAGCCACCAATACTGGAAGTCAACCATGCGGCAATGGACCCTTGGCAGCCTTCAAGGCCACGAGTAGTTCGGGTTTGGTCATCACTCACCTCCCGGCGCAGGCGCGGCGGGGAGAGGCATCCAGTATTCGTAGTCCTCCAAATCCCAACCTTGATATGCGTCCTCGTGAAGCTCGCCAGTTTCAGCTTCTAGCCAAATGACGTGATATTCCGTGTACCAAAACTCTTTCGTCTGGGCGTGATGCACTGGTAGGGTTGCCAGAACGCGACCGTCTTCCGGAGTCATCGTCTCAATCGGCTGCCAGCATTTCTCCGCCACCAGGGCCGCGAGGTCGGCGGGGGTGAGGGAGGAGATGGCAATCCGAGCAACGTTCTCGAATGTATAACTCGCCCTACTGGTGAGCAGATCGATACGGACGTGTTCCCCAATACGCTTGATCATCTCGTCATTCATGGCCGGGCTCCTTCTTGCCGGTGCCGTTGCAGTCAGGGCATCGCCCGCTGCCCCAGGCGCTCGGATTTGGAAGCGTTCCTTTACCCCCGCACGTCGGGCACGGCTCAGGGCCTTGGCTGGGCGAGAGGGCAGCGCGGGCGATGTCAGCAGATTTCACACAGCAATCGCACCCACATCCCCAACTCCTTCCGGCGATTACGTTCAGCCCCTCCCGAAGTCGTGCAATCTCGGCCGCTAGCCGTCTGATCTCCTCGCGGCACTCTCCGTGCGGGTCGGCGTCGGGTTCTTCGTCAAACATTCTTCAGTCCCTCCAGAGCGTCGCCAATAGCACGAGCCTTTTGCTTGAAACGGTCGCAGCCTTCATCGTTGCTATCAGAGACCCATTTCCCCTGTGTTGCCGCCTCGGCCAGCTTCTTGCCCTGCTCAATCAGGGCGGTGATGTCGATTTCAGTCATGACTCGGTTCCTCCAAAACGAGGTGGATGCAGCCCAGCCGTGTGCCTTTCTGTTTCGCGGCTTCGTCGGCCTTCTCTCGGGTGGGGTACGCCGGCCCTAGTGATGCGATGGGGGAAAAGTAGTTTGGCGGGTAGACGTTCACCCATCCTTCTCGCTTCACCGTCTTCGGCTCGTCCTCGACGGGCACGGGGACCTCTATCTCAGTGCAAGCGATACGGCTTCCTCGGCAGCACTCGTTTTCGCGGTCGGCGTCGTACCGGTTGCGGTGGACCCCAGGCACGTAGCCCAAGTTTACCGGGAAAGTGTTCACCCAGAACTTCTTCAGCACGATGCGCGGCACGTTTCGGACGACGATAGGCCGGCAGAACCCGTCTAGCAAGGTGGAAGTGTTTCCCCTTCCGCCGAGGCTGACCGCGTACACGACCCCATCGTCCAGCATGACCACTATGGGGCGATGCGGGTTTGGCCGGTCGGTGCAGAGTACCCGCACGGGACGCGGCGTTGCTTCGACGGTTTCAACCGGCTTAGACCAATCAATCATTTTGATGCTCCTCAGCAAGGAATTTCATAACCTTGATCTTAGCTTGCCGATCAAGGTCTGTAAATAGCTATTTTACGCTTGCCGGTACCAGCAAGCCTCGGACGAGGGCTCAGGTTCAATCAGTATCACACCATGCGGCATTGACACCTTCACCTTGACGTAGCCGTGCTCTTGGCGGCATGGGGTAAGCCAGTGAAGCATTGAAAACGACGGACGGCGATCTCAGTAAACACCAAGCTTCAGATTTAAGGCCACCTTCGTAGGTCCGACCTGCTCTAGCTCAAGTCCTCCAAGAAGGTTAGGGAACTCGGTGCCAATCAACACTAATTTGCCGTAAGCGTTTCTGGCTTCCAGCGCGTATCGCGAACCAGGATCTAACTGCCATAGACCACCTGAGCGCGTCAAAATTCTTTGTGGGGCGCTAGCTATCCAACTCAGACAAGCATTCTGGTGCGTGACAAAGATCTTCGCCTGATCAACAACAGGGTGGTCATTCCAGTCGATGTCGGTCATAACAGTCGAACCTCAGGCAGGCACCGCAACTGCTTCGGCTCGCCAGAGACAACCATGACCGAGTGGCCAAACTGCCGCAGCGTGATCTTGGCCTGGCCCACTGTCAGACGCAGCAACCCATTCTGAAGCCGCATATCCGACTTCCATTCCTCGGTGAGGTTTATCGAGCCTACCAGCAGGCCGTTGTGATAAAGGTCACTCATCGCGCATCTCCTTGATTACGGGAAACACCCTGCCGCATAGGGTTTTCTCAAATGTGATTGTGGTCTTAGGTGCACGGCGTGCGGCCCGGTCATCGTCTGTGATCGCCCAAATTTAGATTTGGTACTTGGTCTTTTTGAACGCGTCGATGAACCACTGCGGGGTATTCGAGCCATCAAACGGACCGACCGGACTGGGTCCGCTTAATGCGTTAAGAATGGATTTCTCTATCTCGTCAACTAGCCACTTGGCGGCTTCTTCGTCGGTCCCTTGCATTACTACGGCTGGTTCGGGCGCCATTTCCCCCGCACCTTCAGTCCCGCGCCGGGTGACGCCGAATTCGTCGCCGGTATTTTGCGAGCATTCTCGATCACCAGGAGCGGGTTGCTGCGCGGGTTTCTTATAGGAACCCGGTACGGCGGTATCCTTTGGCATCGGCACGTTCACGGCAAACACAGGGAAGATGCTCTCAACGGTCTGTCGTTCAAATTCCTTGGCTGATTCCACCTCGTCGGACATCTCAATACTTCCCTTTCTTCCCAGCCTTGCCCCCGGCCGTTGGCGCTAAGTGAGCTTTGACCTCGGCAGCCGTGGCCTCAGCCCAGCGACCCACGTTCCGAACAGCGTAGAACCGGTCTTGCACGTCTCCGACCCTGATCGGCTTTCCGTCAAGGATCTGCCTAGCTCCAGCCTTCTTCAGGTTGTTCCCCATGCCTTGAGCTGAGACCTTCGTCTTCCCCAGCGGGTCATAGAGGTCAAGCAGCTCTTTGTTGGTGTACAGATCCTTGGTAAGCTTGATCTCTCCAACCCGCAACAGGCTGTCAGGGTCTGTCAAGAGCTCATGGGCCCAAGCCCCAAGGTCTGACTTCCCGTCCATGATCATGCGCTCTTTGGCGGCAGACTTGAAGGCCGGGGCTGTCGGGTTGAAGTCACCGAGGTCTAGCTTCAGGAAATAATCGAACAGAGCCCCAGGACCCTCGCCATCCAGCCACATCATATAGTCGATGTAGAATTCCTCGTCCATGGGGCCAACAACAACCTCGTGGACGTTGAAGCGTCGGTCGTCGTCTTCAAGGAAGAACGCGTCAGGATGGTTGGAGGTGTACAGGTAGTTGATGACGTCTGGGATCGTGTAGATCGGCACGTATTTCCCATTGACTCGCATCTCGGTCTGGGTGATCAGGTCCTTGAGGGCGTCAGCCTCGCTCCGCTTGTTTGAGCCGGTGATCTCTTCGCCTAGCACAAACTGCTTGTTCTCGGCCCAGTCGTTGTAGTCACGCTCAAGGTCCTTCTGATTGATCTTCGCAAAATTCGTGCCGTAGATCTTCCTCATCGTGGCACCCAACAAGGACTTGCCGGTTCCATGCACCTTGCCATGGATGACGAAGCTGCTGAACATCTTAATTCCTGGGTACTTCAAAGGATAGGCCAGCCACCGTAGGAAATGGCGTTTCAGCTCGGTCTCAGCTCCTGTGAACAGGTGGTCAACGAGCTTAAGGAAGGGTTTCACGTCCCCTTTCTTAGGCTCACAGCCCCAACCCTTCCAAGTATTGTAGCAGCGATCGTCATGCTCGTTCTGGCAGAACATCTCCCTGCCAGGAGCGTAGGTCAGCTTAATCGCCTCTTCGCGGAACTCCCACTTGAGCCAACTGGCCGACGCCGACTTCTTCGTCAGCTTAGGACTGCCATCGGGGCTGAACGTGTACTCGTGGCAGGTTTGGGTCGAGTATGAATGGTTCTTAAAGGCGTCGGGCGAGGTCTTCTGACCGGTCTTCTTAACGACTACCATGCCAGGGTCTCGGACGTAGACGACCTGCTGATTCAACGCCCAAAGGCCCTTGGCCATGGTCATTGGTTGAGCCTGGTGAAGCAGCAGAGCAAGGTCTGCCTTTGAGTTGACCACGAGGAAGTCGTCAAGACCGGTCTTTTTGTCTTCCTCCTCGTACACATCTGGGAGGGCAACGTAATACGGCAAAGCCCCACGGTCCATGAGCTCTTCGGTCAACATGTTAATGGCTTGCACGACGTGCTCGTTGCTGCGGAAGTCAGAGTCAAAGACGAGGTACACCGCTCGTCTGGCCCAAACCACACGCTCAAGCTCTCGGATGAAAGGCACGCCTTCCTTTGTGGAGCGGAAGTTGAACACACCACCAAGACCGATGGTGGCAAATCCCTCTCGACAGGCCTTGGCCGCCTTGAGTTCACCCTCAGTGATTAAGAGAGGTTCTCGCCAATCGCTGAGGACTTCGGCCCAAGGCCTTGTGGTGTTCTGGGGAAAATAGGCGCAGACCCCGGTATTCGGCTCTTGGACGTACCTGGTCACCTTACCGCCGCCGGCCTGTTCAAAGCCCACGTGATCCTTCAGATACCTGAGGCGATAGAACGCCGGCCACTTAGGGAGGAACGAAAGCTGCTTTGTGGGGTCCCATGGGTCAAGGTACGGGATCTTCAGCCCAGCTACAGGATTGAAGTGAGCGAAGCAGGTCGTAGAGTTTTCGATGGACTCGAGCTTCAACAGACGAAAGTCGTCATGGTCAAGGCCTGAGGTCTCAAGCTTCAACAAGGCCAGACGATAGGCCTCGGACGAGGCCGCAGGTGTAGTGGTAGAGCGCTTACGTGGGGGCATATGATCATTCCGTTCTCGAGTTCGACTGCTCAGCTCAGCCGCCCTTGACAGCCTCAGCTCTGTCTTAGGTGCCGACGGGCTCCGCGTTCCTTGCTGAGGAGAACGGTGCCGAGGCCAGGTACTGTGACCTGGTGACGAGCAACGTGGGGCCCGCCGGCAAGGGTAGATAAGGCCTTGAGAGAAGGTCTATGTACACAGAAATTTAGAGGCGAACAATGTCAAAGACCTCGATGCGGCCTTCCTCATCATGTTTGCGAACCGCAAATCGACCGACGCCATTGGAAAGCTTAATGCCGATGTATTTCTGAGTCATTTTCGTGAACTTCATTAGCTCAGTCATGCCCTTTATTTCAAAACTGGCTCCGTCTCTTGAAGTTATTCTATACAGCTGAGCCTCTCGTCTTTCAGCAAAGGCCACGGACACCCCAGGATTACGACGCGGGGTTGCAAGAGCAACGGTGATATGTTCTTTGACGACGTCTTGGTGAGCTTCAACAAGTTTAGAAATCAAGTCGCGCTTCGGTTTGGGCAATGCTTTCTCGAGCTCGAGAATGACTTCGTTGAACTTGAGACTAGTGGTCATGAATATCTCCATTGGTCTTGGGCCCTTGCCCGTAGGTCTGAGGACTACGGTACCATGGCGGTCAGACTATGTACACCTTAAATTTTTCCAATGATATTATGCGCCTATGATGGTAATAAGTGTCGTTTAAAGAAGTGCCACCTGAACCATCATTTGTGGGTCTTGGCCCCGCTACACGCTACAGCTACAACCATGCCCCGGCTTCTTAGAAGGACCATCCGACAATAGGATAATAACTATACTTATATCTATATAGTAATCTACTTTTACCTTGCTTTTCTTAGAAGGAAAAGAAAACCCTGTAGCTGTAGCAGATGAGCTATTTGTGGTCTTTGACCACAATTCTTTGGACTTGGCCCTGGTGCCTCCCAATTCACCGCCATGAAAGAGGACCGGCCACACAAACCACAGAGCTATTTCACAAAACTAAGCCAGAACCGGGCAGGGAAGGGCTTCTGGGCACCCAACAATCGTGTTTACAGACGATACCAATTCGTGGTATAGTGGAGACTTCAAGGCATTCTCAAACCACAAGGAAACCACATGGCCGGGAAAAAGCGTGAACCTGTGGACCACATGTCAGCCGTGACGCTGCAAGGCATTCGGCCCCAGGGTCCTCGTGGTGGACCTGGTCTCCATAAGGAGAACCGTCTAACCGACGCTCAGCGCCAAGCACTGGCAGTTAAGGCCGGTGGCATCACGCCCTTGGAATTTGCCGCTTCAGTGCTGCGAGACAAGGACGCCCCCATGGTTGAGAAGCGCTGGGCCGCCGAGCTCCTGATGCCTTACATGCATCGCAAGCTCCCCGTCGCCATTGAGGGCGCCTTCATGCACGGGTCTCCCGCTGAGATGGCCGCCATGCTTCCCAAGCTTGTGGTCAACTTCGTCGAGGCCTCCGAGAAGAAATGACGACTCTCGCCCGCATTGAGAAAAAACCCGACGTTGGTCTCGATGTGCCAGGCGCCTTTCGTGGTCTCTACCGGAACCATCGTTACAAGGTGTTCTACGGCGGTCGCGGTTCCTCCAAGTCCTGGACCATCGCGCGGGTGTTGCTCAGCCTCGCGTACACCAGCAAGGTCCGAGTGCTTTGTGTCCGCGAGTTCCAAACGTCCATCGCGGACTCAGTCCACAAACTGTTGAGCGATCAAATTGAGGCCTTGGGCCTCGGTTCTTTTTTCGCCATCACAAAGAACAGTATTCTTTGCCCGTTGACCGGGTCTGAGTTCCTGTTCAAAGGCCTTCGCCGCAACATCAATGAAATTAAGTCGACTGAGGGCATCGACATCTGCTGGGCTGAAGAAGCCCAGTCGGTATCCGCCGAGTCCTGGCAGATCCTGATCCCCACCATCCGCAAGGAATACTCGGAAATCTGGGTGACCTTTAACCCCGATGACTCTGAGTCCTCGACCTGGAAGCGCTTCGTAATAAACCCGCCGAAGAACGCCCTCGTCGTCAAGGTCAACTTTGATGGGAACCCATGGTTTCCTGAGGTGCTCAATGACGAGCGACTGGATATGTTGGCCAAGGACCCCGATGCCTATGACTGGGTTTGGAACGGCAACTGCCGGACGATCAGCGACGCGGTTATCTTTAAGGGCCGTTACATCGTCGATGATTTCTCTGAGCCCGAAGATGTCAGACCCTACTACGGGGTGGACTGGGGCTTTTCCCAAGACCCGACCGTTATGGTTCGTTGCTACATCCAGGACAACACGCTTTACGTCACCCATGAGGCCTATGGCCGCGGGGTAGAGTTCGAGCAACTCCCTGGTTTCTTCGACTCCGTGCCAAAATCCAGAGAGTGGCCAGTCAAGGCCGATAACGCGAGGCCTGAGACCATCAGCTACGTTCGTCGCCAGGGCTTCAACATTGCTCCCGCCGACAAATGGCCTGGATCGATTGAGGACGGCATTGCCCACCTCAAGGGCTTCACGAAGATCATTATCCACCCGCGCTGCAAACACTTCACTATGGAAGCCGCGCTGTATAAGTACAAGGTCGATCAGAACACCGGTGACGTATTGCCCGTGATCGTCGATGCCAACAACCATCTGTGGGACGCCCTGCGCTACGCTCTGGACGGTTATATCCGCCGCAGCAGCACGGTCGGCGTGTTCGCCAAACTCGGAGCTATGGCGTAATGAGCAGGAAAACCATCAGGAACCGAGGGCGCGGTGCTGGGACCAAGACGCACGATGGGTTCACCAACTTCCAAGCTCGCGTGGGTCTTGGGGCTGACAACTTGGCGTCTCAGGCCAACTATAGCTTCAACTACGTCACCCGCAATCGCCAGCAACTCGAAGCGATGTACCGCGGCTCATGGTTGATTGGCCAAGCGGTGGATGCCCCAGCCGAAGACATGACCCGCGCGGGTATCGACATCCAGGCCCAACTTCCGCCGGCCCAGATCGAATTGCTTCAGTCAGCGCTGATGGAGAAAGTGTGGGACGGCGTTGCCAACACAATTCGTTGGTCTCGGCTGTTTGGCGGCGCGATCGGTGTCTTCCTCATCGAAAACCAGAGCATGGCCGAGCCCCTTCGCACTGACAGCATCAAGAAGGGTCAGTTCAAAGGCATGTTGGTTCTTGACCGGTGGATGGTTCAAGTCGACGTCAACGACCTGGTCACGGATTACGGCCCTCATCTGGGTAAGCCCAAGTTCTACGATGTTGTGGCCGACGCTCCAGGTCTTCCTCGTGAGAAGATCCATTACAGCCGCGTCGTCCGCTTCGAGGGCCTTGACCTGCCCTACTTCCAGAAGCTCGGTGAGATGCTTTGGGGTGAGAGCGTGGTCGAGCGCATTTACGACCGGCTCGTCGCCTTTGACTCTACGACGCTTGGCGCCGCGCAGTTGGTTTACCGCGCCCACCTACGAACCCTGAAGGTCAAGTCACTGCGCGAGACCGTGGCGATGGGCGGTCCTGCCCTCAACGGCCTACTCAAACAGATGGAAATGATGAGGTCCATGCAGTCCAACGAGAGCATCACTCTTTTGGACGCCGAAGATGAATTCAGCTCTGAGACCTACACCTTCGCCGGTCTGAGTGACGTGCTCATGCAGATGGGTGAACAGATCTCCGGCGCAGTTGAGGTGCCCCTAGTTCGTTTGTTTGGTCAGTCGCCCGCTGGTTTCAGCACTGGCGAGACCGATTTGACTAACTATTACGAGTCGATCCGTCGTAAGCAAGATACCCGCCTGCGTCAACCCATGGGCGTGATCCTCGACCTGCTGTGCCGCTCAGAGCTTGGGATTGACCCGCCTGCTGACATGACCTTCACCTTCCGCTCCCTCAAGGTGCCGAATGACAAAGAGAAGGCAGACGTTGCTTCCGGTGTCACGACCGCGGTCCAAAGCGCTTGGGAGTCTGGTCTTGTCACTCAGGACGTGGCTCTCAAAGAGCTGCGGCAGTCGTCACGCCAGACCGGCATTTGGACGAACATCACCGATGAGGACATCACAGCCGCTAAAGGTGCTCCTCCTCCGAACGCTGAACAGGCCATGGGCAGCGAGGAGGAAGGTGCCGGTGACGCTGGGCAACCTGTTGGGATCCAGGAAGCTCAGCGTCACCTCGGTAGCATCAAGGACGAGGCGATGCCAGATGACGGCGAAGCGCCGAGGTCTATGACTAAGCTCGACTACCAGGGTCTCCCTCTCGTCATTGAGACGGGCAAGGGCGAGGTTCGTAAGGCCCGCGACGGTTCCTGGCAGGCCAAGATGGCGGCTGACTACGGCTATGTCGAAGGCACCGGTTCAGCTGAGGGCCCTGATGAAGGGATGGATGTCTTCGTCGGTCCTCTTCGCCACAGCCAGAGGGTCTACGTGATCGACCAGGCCAACCTGAGCACGGGCGAGTTCGACGAGCACAAATGCATGCTCGGCTACTTCAACCAGAGCTCGGCGACCAGAGACTATTGCGCCAGTTACCACGATGGCAAGGGCCAAGACCGGATCATGGGGGTTAAGGTGATGACCCTCAAGCAGTTCAAAGATTGGCTGAAGTCCGACGACTGGGCGAAGCCGTTAACCATCAAGACCTCGGAGTGAATGTGATGCCTTTAGAACATGGCAAATCCAAAGCCGCCTTCGGGCACAACATCGGTGCTGAGCTCAAGGCTGGTAAGCCGATGAACCAGGCCGCGGCGATCGCCTATAGCGAAAAGGGCGAAACCAAAGACGCGGCGTCCCGCATCACAGACGCCATGGGAAAGATCAAGGGCACGAAGGACGCGGAAGGTGAGCCCAAGTTTAAGGTCGGCGATAAGGTCAACGCCCCCAGCTATGGGTACAAAGGGATGAAGGTCAAACGAGTCGGGGCGCAGGACGTAATTGGCGGTAAGAAGATGCCTCCCATGTACGTGTGCGGGCCTGTTGGGAATTATGCTGAGCAGTGGTTCAAAGAACGCGAACTGACCAAGGCTGGGGCCGGTGACTCCGCTCCCTGCGCCATGACCCGAGCCCGTGACGCCATGGCCAAGATCACGAAGGACGCGGAGGAGTTCAGCTCCTGGGTCACGTCGCAGGTGAAGAAGCCCATTGATGGATCGCGGCTGGAATACGCCAAGAAACTGGCTCCGCTGGAGCCGTACAAAGACTTGGCGATTGCTCGGCTCAAGAGCGGTGGTTACGTCGTCTGCAACGGGTCAAACGACCACTCCACGATCGAGAAGCTGAAAAACGCTGGGTACGATTGCACCAGCGTTCTCCGGTGTGACGCTACCGCGAGCCAGTCGCCCCAGGCATACCGGGCGATTATCAACAATAACTTCAAGCGCGTGACGATCTAACCCATGCCCCTCACTCTCACGCGTGACGCTAAGACTCAACGAGCCGACTTCCAACGTGCGAAGGGCCTGGAACTGCGTTACGCGCGAGAGTTGAGGCGGGTCGCCCACGAGATTGGCCGAATTGTCAAGGGCTTCCCGGTCGGAACTGCTGAGTCATCCGAAAAAATCAGTCAGGTTTTGGAGCGGTATTCAGAGGTGCTGAAGCCTTGGGCTGAGTCAGTTGCAGGTCGACTCGTTGCTGAGCTCGACCACCAAGACCGCCGCTCTTGGAAAGCTCAGACCAAAGGTCTCTCTAATGCTCTACGTGCTGAGCTCGACAAGGAAGTCAGCGGTCAGAACCTGAGGGCACTGCTTGAACAGCACGTGGACCTGATCACCAGCCTCCCCATTGAGGCAGCGCAGCGAGTGCACAAGCTCACGATCGAGGGCCTGACCAACTCTACTCGGGCTGCAGAGGTTGCCAAAGAGATTTTAGAGACTGGCCACGTCACCGCGAGTCGGGCAACGCTGATTGCCAGGACAGAGACTGGACGGACTCAGACCTCACTCATGCAAGCTCGGGCCCAGGGCATCGGGTCTCCGGGCTACATCTGGCGCACGTCATCGGATAACGATGTCAGACCGTCCCACAAGAAAATGGCAGGGCAGTTCGTTCGTTGGGACAGCCCACCAACGCTTGACAAGTTGACTGGGCATGCCGGCTGCATCCCAAATTGCCGGTGCTACCCAGAGCCGGTCATTCCAGAGGAGTTGTAAATGACTACCCACATCCACGTCCACACTACTGATGACTCTGAACGCTGGATCACCATGACAGGCTCGCACGTGTTGGTGAACGGAGCCGGGAAAGTGATAGCTGGCGCGGGTGGCCGGCTAAGTTCAAAATCTAAGACGACTGCACCGCGGACCCAAGCCTCAGAGCCGAAAAACCAGAAAACTGCCGCGAAAAATGAATTGTCGAAATCAAATAAAGAGGCGCTAGAAGCATATACGCTGGCCGGCTCGTATCCGATTAATGATTATTTGAGAAACGGCACCGCCGTGGAAAAAGGTAAATACTCCTCTGGGACACCAATACGGAATTCAAAAGACCTAAAAAATAACATCGCTGCGCTTGATGATGCTTTTTCCAAAGCCAGCCTCCAAAATGACACGACTGTTTATCGCGGGGTTGATAACGAAGCCTGGGCAAAAATCGTCGCGCAAGCTAAAACTGGTGAGGTAAGCGACGCAGGGTTCATGTCTACCACAACCAACAAGTCTAGCGTCACTGGGTCCTCTTTAACTCATTGGATGACGATCCAAGTGCCAAAAGGATCAAAGGCTATTCCCCTAGACGGTGAAGTAAAGAACCGAACGAAAAATGAAATCCTTTTGGATAAAGGATCAAAATTCAAGGTTCTGAAACTGACCAAAAATTCTTGTGTGTTGGAGCTACTATAATGGAACAAGGATGCTGCGGATGTAAGCATGCGGCTGGTCCAGTGGACAGTGCGCCGTGTGAGAAGTGCTTCGATGTGGATGAAGGCTGGCCTGGGTTTGAGGCGCCAAATGTAAACACCACAACGCCTCCTGAATGACGGGTATTTTGCCTTTACTCACTAGCACTGGCCACTCTGTCGGTCTAGTGAGTAATTATTGGTTTGGCGCCAAATAATAGTGTACATACCACACCAATTATGGTATACCCAGCGGCGCCATACCCCTACGGATGGGCAATAGACCTTGGAGGGTCGGAATGAAGTTTTACAGCAAGGGTTCATTCGGCTCCAAGCGTGCATTCACGCCCGAAGGTTTCCTTATCTGCTACGATGTGCCAATCGCCAGCACGGCCCTGATGCTCTACGCCGAGGGCGAAATTCCGGTTGACGCGGGGAAGGATGGTCTGATCCGCGTGACCCGCACTCCTGAAGAGCTATTTAGCCCGGCGACGATCGCGTCGTTCGAAGGCAAAGCCTCGGTCAACGACCATCCCGAGGAAGACGTCACCCCAGAGAATTGGAAGGAACTTTCCGTCGGCCACGTCCAGAACGTGCGTCGCGGAGAGGGTGAGCTCGAGGATTGCCTGCTGGCCGACCTCGTGATCACAGACCTGCAAGCCATCAAGGACATCGAGGATGGTAAGCGTGAAGTATCATGCGGCTACGACGCTGACTATGAGCAGCTGAGTGCCGGTGTCGGCCAGCAGCATAATATCATCGGAAACCATGTCGCACTCGTTGAAAAAGGCCGCTGTGGTCCTCGATGCGCAATTGGAGATAAAGCAATGGCAGTCAAGAAGGTTACGCTGCGCGACCGTGTCCGCGCCCTGATCAAGGGCAAGGACGCTGAAGGCGTGGAGAAACTGATGGAAGATGCTGGGATCGATCTCGGCGAGGTCCATGACGAGGAAGGCTCGGTCGAAGCCGGCCGTGGTGACACCCACGTCCATGTCCACCTCGGCGCCAAGGCCGAGGAAGCTCCGGCGTCTGACGCGGATGAAACCGAGCGTCCCGACGCTGGTGGATCCGACGTCGACTCTCGCTTTGAAGCGATCGAAAACACCCTGGCAGACCTGGCCGAGGCCGTGGCCAAACTGGCCAACTCCGAGTCGGCCGAGGACGACGAAGAAGAAAGCGATGAGGTCCTCGGCGAGGACGCAGAGGTCGTGGGCGAAGGCCGTGGTGAAGGCCGTGGTGAAGAAGGTGAGGGCGGTGAAATCCTCGGCGAAGACAAGGCCAGGGACAAGGGCCGTGACGCTGCCATGGGCACTCTGTCGACCGAGGCCCGCAACACCTTCTCGCGAGCCGAAATCCTGGTGCCTGGCATTAAGTTCCCGACCGTCGACAGCAAGAACCCCAAGAAGACCCGCGACGCCCTGTGCAAGTTCCGCAAGAACGCCCTGAAGAAGGCGTGGGCCGTCGGTGGCAAGAGCCGCGACGCCATCAGCTCGGTGTTGGCCGGCAATAAGCTCGACCTGCGCACCGCCACTTGTGACTCAGTCGCCGTTTTGTTCA